ATATGATTGGTAAAATACCAGCAGTTATTTTGTACAATGCTAAATCTCACAAAAGAGGCATTGGCCAATCTGATTTAACTGATATTGCTGATCTACAAAAATCTATCTACAACGAATATTCTGAAATGGAACAATTAATCAGATTAACTAACCACCCATCATTAGTTAAAACTCCGAGTGTAAATGCAAGTGCTGGTGCTGGTGCTGTTATTGAAATGCCTGATGAATTAGAACCAAACTTAAAACCATATTTACTTCAACCATCTGGCCAGAACTTACAAGCTATTATGGACTCAATAAATAACAAAGTTGAATCTATAAATAGAATTGCACACACAGGTGCAGTAAGAACTACTAAAACAAATATAAGTTCAGGTGTTGCATTACAAACTGAATTTGAATTGCTTAATGCTAGACTATCTGAAAAAGCTGATAATCTACAAATCGCTGAAGAACAATTATTTAGATTATATGCTTTATTCCAAAACACTACATTTGATGGCGAAATAAATTATCCTGATAGTTTCAATATTAGAGATTACGCAACTGATCTAATGTTCTATCAACAAGCTAAAGCAATCAATGTACAATCTCCAACATTATCAAAAGAAATTGATAAAGAAATTGCTAGAGCAGTAGTTGATGATGATGAAAAGTTAAATATTATTTTTGATGAGATAGATATTAAAACAGAAGTTGGAGAATTTACCCAAGACGAACCAGCACAAGAAGATCAAGAAGTAGCACAAGAGCAAATATAGATGAATGGCAGATATAGTCAAAGAGGCAACAGAATATAGAATCAAGCAAATAGAACTTGCTGAAGCACAATATTATAAATCATTAATCAATACATTAGACAGAATAGAACGAGAAGTAGTAGCATCTGTTAGTAGATTACCATTAACTGATGGAAAGTTAGTAGAATTACAATCAGCTATTGCGATAAGACCACAAATTAAAAACATTTTAGAAAAAGAATATCTAGCTTGGTCAGATACTGTTGTTAGAGAGGGTTTTAATAAACAAGCTAAACGAATTGAAAAAGCATTTAAAAGAATAGGTAATATTCCTGTAGAGTTTCAAGAATTAACTAAAGGCGATCTAGCTTTAATTCAAAATCTAAAACAACAATATTTTACTCAGTTTAAAGATGTATCAAATACATTTACTAGAAGATTATCAGAAAAGGTCTATCAGAATACACTAATAGGAAGTGAATTTGCAACCCTAGAAAAAGAACTTAGACAAACAATTAATGGTATTTATGCTAGTTCAGATGACCCAGAAATAAATAGATTAGTAGAATTTGTAAATGAGAATAAGTTTGTGGAGTCTAAAAGTGGTGCTGTAGATAAAGCTATCCAAACTTTACAATCTAAGTTTGCAAGAGACAGGGCTGGAGAGAATATGAAAAAATATGCTGGTCAAATACTTAATGATTCTCTTAGAGATTTTGATGCAACATTAAACTTTAATAAATCACAAGATGCTGGATTAACTTATGTTAAATACTATGGAGATGTTATTCCAACTACTAGGACAATTTGCAGAAATGTAATAAATGGGGTATATGATAGACGAAAAGGTGGACTTTTTACAGTTGATGAAGTCAGAAGATTATGGGCAAATCAAAGTTGGTCAGGTAAGAAATCTGGCGACCCTTTGATTGTTCGTGGTGGTTATAACTGTCGTCATCAATGGTCTTATGTCAATCCTGATTGGTATGACGAACAAGGCGAACTAATAATATAGGAGAAAAAATGTCAGAAGAAAACAAAGTTGCTGAAAATACTTCAGCAGAAGCAGTTGAATCAAAAGAAACAACTGAAACAAACACAGAAATAAAAGCTGAAACAAAAGCTAATACTTTCACACAAGAACAACTTGATAATATAATCAAATCAAGACTTGAAGCTGAACAAAGAAAATATGAAAAAAGACTTCAAGAAGAAGAAAAGCAAAAAGCTGAAATTCTAAAACAAAAACAATTAGAAGAAGCTAAAACTAAACAAGACTTGGAAAAGATAATGCAAGAAAGATTATCTGAAAAAGAACAAGAATTGTTAAGATATAAAAATCAGATCAAGAAAGAAAAAGTTGATAATTCAATACTTTCTGTAGCATCTAACAATAATGCTATTAGCCCATCTCAAGTCGTTGCTTTGCTTAAAGACGAAGTTAAGTACACAGATGATGGTAGAATAGAAGTAGTTGATAATAATTCTAATGTACGATATAACGCAAAAGGAGAACTACTTACCATTGAAGATCGTGTTAAAGAGTTCTTAGACAGCAACCCACATTTCCGTAAAGGGTCTTTGTCAGGTTCAGGAAGCCAGAGTGCTGTCGGTGGTAAAACTGTTAAACCTTTTAATCTACAGGACTTGGACTTAACAAAACCAGAAGATCGTAAAGCCTATGCAGAATATAGGAAGAAACGAGACTCAGGTGCTGTTGAGATTAATTTAAACAAATAAAACTTAATAGGTAATAACAATGGCAAACGAAAGCACAAGTTCTACACTATCGGAACTATACACAGAGATAGTAGCAGAGGCTCAATTCGTAGCATCTGAAAAATCCATTATGAGAAACTTAGTTAAAAACTATGCTATCACAGGTGGTGGTAAAGCAGTTGAAGTTCCTGTTTATGCACAAGTATCAGCATCAGCAGTAGCAGAAGCAACTGACTTATCAAATACAGCGATTGACCCAAGTTCAGTTACAATTACTGCATCTGAAGTTGGTGTTATGACTACTCTAACTGATTTAGCAAGAAACTCTGCACCAAGAAATGTTGCTGGAGATATTGGTAAATTATTTGGGGAAGCATTAGCTAGAAAACAAGACCAAGACTTAACAGCTTTGTTTGATGGCTTCTCAACTGCATTAGGAGATGGTACAGGTGCAATTTCTGCTTCTGTAATCTTTAATGCTCTTGCAACTTTAAGAGAAAATGCTCTTAATGTTGATGAGTGTGCAGTAGTGTTACACCCTAAAATCGCTTACGATTTAAAAGCTAACATGACTAACACTTTTGCTAATGCAAATGCTAACGATTTAGCTAACGAAGCACTAAGATCAGGTTTCGTAGGTAAATTAGCTGGTATGAATGTATTTGAAACTTCAAATATAGCTAATACTGGTACTGCTGGAGATTACAAAGGTGGTGCTATGCACAAAGATGCACTAGCAATCGCTATGATGGAAGATGTTAAAATCGAAACTCAAAGAGATGCGTCTCTAAGAGCAGATGAGATTGTAGCTACATCTGTATATGGTGTTGGAGAAATCCATGACTCATATGGTGTAGAATTACACTACGATTCATCTATCCAATAATAGGATACTTAGTGGGGGCTAGAAATAGCCCCTACTTCTAACAAGGAGAAATAATGGTAAAAATAATAGAAAATAAACAAACTATAAAATTACAAAGAGGGAATAAAATTATCGAGAGAACTATTAAACAATATCAAGACAACAAAGCTAAATGGGATTTTAGAGGTTTTAAAGTTGTTGAAGATGTTGTAAAAGAAACAAAGGTGGAACAACCTAAAAAGAAAAAAGCAACAAGGAAGAAAAAAGATGTACAAGTGGATTTGGAAACAGATAAGAAAGAATTGGAAGTGGCTGTACAGAAAGACATGGAATAATCTTTTGTTTATAGCACCTATTGTAACTATAATTCTTTTTTTAATCTATTGGGGTAAGTAATGGCTAATTATACTGGTGCAGATGTAATAACTGCAAGTGATGTAACTAAATATCAACCTGATGCTTTTGAATTTGGAATAGCATCTACAGATACTGAAGCTGTAAATTTCTTTGCTCAAACTACTAACGATATTTTTAGACAATTAAGAATCGAATGGTGGCCTGTATATAAGACTAACATATTTACAGATATTACAGTTCTAAACACAGCAGAAATGGTAAATACAAAAGTTAATTTAGATCAGTTTGAACGGGCTGGTGTTTATTTATTTCTTGGTAGATTCTTTTTACCAGCATTATCTAAATTTAGACCAGAAACTGAAAAAGATAGATTTGAAAGAATGGCAGAATATTACATGAGCCAATATAATATGGAATGGAGAATGATATTAGAAGATGGTGTTGAATATGATGTAGATTCTGACCAAACAATCTCTGTTAATGAAAGAGAGCCTTTACACGGATTTAGACGATTGGTCAGATAATGGCATTAGATTTAAAGATCAAAACTAATGCAGATTTAATTCAAAAAAGATACGCAAGAATACAAAGAAAATTTAAGAGCATAATTGAAAAAGGAATACTACAAGCTGGATTTCAATTATTAGATATTATTAGAACTAAAACTGCTAAAGGAATAGATTTTAGAGATAGACCATTTATTCCATATTCTGCTGGTTATTTAAAAAAATTACAAAGAGAGGGTAAAGCAACTAAAGTAGATTTATTCTATTCTGGTAGAATGTTAGGTGCATTAACTCCATCTGGTAGAACTATTAGAAAAACAGGAGTAAATAAAGTTAGTGTTAATTTTAGTAATTCACAAATGAGACAAAGAGCAGTATTTAATCAAGTATTAGGAAAAAATAAGAGGGAATTTTTTGGATTTAATGATAGAACAGCAAATATAATAAGAAAACAATTTAATAGATTTGTTGCAAAGGAATTTAGGAAAGCAAGAATATGAGTGTAAGAGAAAACATAGCATCTGAATTATTATCTACTATTTCAGCAATTAGTAGCCCAGCAATTAAAAAAGCTACTAGACAACCTTTTATTTTAGACGAATTATCTGAACAACAATATCCAGCAGTAATAATACAAACATCTGAAGAAAATAGAGATGATGCTGAATTAGGTTCTGGTGCTAGAACAAGAACAGGTACTATTGACTTTGTAATACTTGGATTTGTTAAAGGTGCAGAGGCCAATATAGATACTAAACGAAATGAATTAATAACATCTATTGAAACTGCGATAGAAAATGATATTACTCGAAATGGTAACGCACTTGATTCGGAAGTTATCCAAGTAGAAACTGACGAGGGTAGTTTATTTCCAGTTGGTGGAATAAGAATGACGATCAGGTGTATGTACGAATATCAAGCTGGAACACCATAGGAGATAAACAATGAGTGAAAAATTATTAAATAAGATACTTAAAAAAGTAGATCAAATAGAAAAGATGCACGATAAAGAGTCTATTTTATGTGAAGAAGTAAAAGACTTAATTGAAGAAATCAAAGAAAATACTTTAGAAGATGATTCTAAATCTTGGGAAGAAGAAGAAGATTTTGATGATGAAGATTTTGAAGAAGATGAAGAAGATATTGACGAAGAAGACGATAAATTGTAAAAGACTTTATGGCTAAGGATATTAAATTATATAAAGGTAATTCAGAAATAATTATCAATGAATCTAACCTTGAACATTATTTAAGACTAGGCTATAAGCAAGAAAAAGAAACTAAACCAAAATCAAACAAGGATAAAAAGACATGGCAACACATCACGGAAAAGAAGGAGTTGTAACAGTTGGTGGAACTGAAATGGGAGAAGTTACTTCTTTCACTTTAGAAACTACTGGAGATGTTGTAGAAGATACAGCTTTAACTGATGCTACTAAATCATTTTTAGCTGGTAGAACTTCATTCTCAGGCACTATCGAAATGCACTTTGATGAAACTGATACTCAACAAGAAACTTTAACTGCTGGTTCTTCTATCTCATTTGTTTTATTGCCTGAGGGTAATACTACTGGAGATGCAAGTTACACAGGTACAGGTATTATTACTGGTATGAGTATTAACAACTCAATGGACGCAATCGTTTCAAGAAGTGTAACATTTCAAGGAACTGGTGCTTTAACTGTAGGAACTGTATAATTCTAATTTATGTCAGTTATTGATAGAGTTAAATCTCATTTTGAAACTCTTAAAACTATCACTATTGAAGTTGAGGAGTGGAAAGACGAGAATGGGAATCCTAGTGTCTTTTATTCAGAGCCTTTAACACTTGAAGAAAAAAATATAATTTTTAAGAAGTCTAGCAACTTCCAAGACTTAACTGTTCTTGTTGATCTGTTAATTATGAAATTACAGATTAAAAATGAAAAAGGCGATATGGTTAAGGCTTTTAGCCCAGAAGATAAATTTGCTTTAAGAAAGAAAGCAGATTCAAATGTCATTTCAGTTATTGCTAATCAAATTCTTGCAGATACTAATTACGAGGACGCAGAAAAAAAGTAGATAGCGACCCTGATGTTAGGTCGCTGTTAGTTATAGCAGAACGATTACATCTAACAATACAACAAGTTCTTGATATGCCTGTTAGCCATTATAATTTATGGTTAGCCTACTTGAAAAAAGAGCAAGAACAATATAAAACAAAACAATCATTAGCAGAAGCAAGAAAGTTTAAATAATGGCACAAAAACTTAATATAGACATAGTAGCACGAGATAAATCCAAACAGGCTTTAAATAGTGTTCAGGGTGCTTTGTCTAAATTAAGAGGTGCTGTATTTAATTTACAAAATGCTTTTATTGGTTTGGGTGCTGGTTTAGTTGCTAGAAATTTAGTTAATACAGGAAAAGAATTAGAAAATTTAAGAGTAAGATTAAAGTTCTTACTTAAAGATACTAACGAGGGTGCAAAGGCATTTGATAATATGACTAAGTTTGCATCTCAAGTTCCTTTTTCGCTTGAGGAAATACAAGCTGGTGCTGGTATTCTTGCAACAGTTACAGATAATGCTGACGACTTACAAAAAATGTTAGAGATAACAGGGAATGTTGCATCTGTTACAGGATTAGATTTTAGAACTGCTGGAGAACAAATACAAAGATCAT